GGGCCATAGTAAGGCAGCATTCAACTCTGTGTTATTCAGAGCTGAAAAACCTAAGAACACTAGACTAGTTTGGGGAGAAGAGATACATGAAGAGGCAAAGGAGAGAGCTGAGTTCGGTGTATCTTATCCTTGGGATAGTGTTACTGACCTCACCCGTGGTATAAGAACTGGTGAGACTATATACATCGGGGCAGCACAGAAAATGGGTAAGAGTGAGGTTGTTAATACATTAGCTGCCCACTGTATAAAACAGCACAACTGGAAGGTGATGGTTGCTAAACCTGAAGAGGCAAACAAGAAAACCTACAAGTTAATTGCAGGTAAGATTGTTAGTAAGGTATTCCATGACCCTAAGGTAGACTTCGATGAATACGCATACGAGGAGGCAGGGGTCGTATTACGAGGTAAACTATGTATGGTTAACCTCTACCAACATTTAGGTTGGGACTCACTACAAGGGGACATAGTAGCTGCTGCTGCTGAAGGATGTAAGGCCATCTTTATTGACCCTATAACTAACTTAACTAACGGGATGAACTCAGCAGATGCTAACACTAAACTTCAAGAAGTTGCACAAGAATTGGCGGCTATGGCTCTTGACCTCAACGTGGTTATTTTTATTTTCTGTCATCTACGCAATCCAGATACAGGAGTTCCCCATGACAGAGGAGGTGTCGTTCTTACTGGGCAGTTCGCTGGTAGTAGGGCTATGGGGCGTAGTTGTAACTACATGTTTGGCTTGGAGGGGAACAAAGACCCTGAGTTAAGTAAAGAAGAGCGTAACTTAAGAACTCTAGTGTTACTAGATGACAGAGAGTTCGGTGAGGTCGGACGTACAGATTTATTCTGGGACTCCAGAACTACACAATTTAACGAGGTATGAGGTGGATGAAATACAGGACTACTACAAGGAAAACTATGAAAAAATGATAAAGATTGCCCGTAACAAGACAAGGAATACAGGCTGTGCTGAGGAGGTGGTCCAAGAAACTTTCTTTAGGGCAATTAAATATGGTGATAGCTTTTCTGTTGACAAGGGCTCTTTAGATAGCTGGGTAAATGGTATCCTAAGTCGATGTATTAATGATTGGCTCAGAGGTTATATGTTACAAGGTCGAGAAGTAGAGTTCAAAGAGGAAGAACTCACGGATGAAGAACTTACACTTTCAGAGAACATAGGGGAGGATAACAGGACAATGAGCGAGATCAAGGCTATGGTTAACGCTATTAGCTCCGAGAGTAACAGGCAAATTTGTTACTTACATTTTATAGAACAACATACACCTAGGGAGATAAAGCAAGTGATTGATGTTACTCCTGATGCAATAAGAAGTGTGTTGAAACGTTTTAGAAAAGACTTACAGGTGGTGTATGGATAAGGTTCGTTGGTATGAAGGAGGTATGACTCCAAAGAAAGACTGTCGTATGGATATGACAGAGGAGAACTTCGATAGGATTATCGCTATGAGGGATGAGGTAATTTTTGAGATGAAAGATGAGATAGCTTACTTAAAAAGTAAAGTTAATAAACTGCAACAAAAACTAAAATAGGAGTTACCTTGGATAAAGAGCTATATGTATTTGATATCGAGTGTAATGGTTTTAATCCTGATAAGATTTGGTGTATAGGAGTCTCTCAGAGCTCTGCTAAAGGGGTTAATACTACAATCTCATATAATCACATGAGAAAACTGTTTAGCCGCCCTGAGGTAGTCCTAGTGGCTCACAACGGTATTAGGTTTGATAAGGTTGTCTTACAAAACTTATTGGGTATTGAGATTAAAGCCTTGGTTGTTGATACATTGGCATTGTCATGGTACTTACACCCAGCAAGAAGTAAGCACGGCTTAGCTAGTTGGGGTGAAGAGTTCGGAGTACCTAAGCCTTTAGTAGAGGATTGGGAGGACCAACCTATAGAGGTCTACTTAGAGCGTGTTGAAGAAGACGTTAAGATTAACACCTTACTATGGGAGAAGTTCTACAAAGAGCTCTACAATATGTATAAGAACGATGATGCGATATGGCGATTCATCGAGTACTTGTCTTTTAAAATGGATTGTGCTGCTGACCAAGAGCGATTCAAGTGGAAGCTTGACATAGACAGGGCTCAAAGGAACTACGATTCTCTTTCTGAGATAAGAGATAGTAAATTCTTAGAGTTACAGGCTAACATGCCTCTTGTACCTGTTAAGAAGAAACGTGAAAGACCTGCTAAACCATATAAGAAAAATGGGCAGTTATCAGCTCATGGTGTTGTTTGGTTTGATTTACTTAAGGAACACAACTTACCTGATAGCCACCAAGATGAGGTTGTGGTTATAGCTAGCTACAAAGAACCTAATGCAGGTAGCCCCAATCAAATTAAAGATTGGTTGTACTCACTAGGTTGGACACCTACTACGTTCAAGTTTGTACGTAATAAGGAGACTAACGAAACTAGGGAAATACCTCAGGTTAATAACAAGGACGGTGATGGTGTTTGTGATAGCATCAAGAGGTTGTTTGTTAAGGAGCCTAAGCTACAACTACTGGATGGGTTATCAGTAGTTAAGCACAGAGTAGGAACGTTTAAGGGGTTCTTAGAAAATGTAGATGACCACGGGTATCTTAAGGCAGAGGTACAGGGCTTAACTAATACATTACGCTTTAAGCACAAGGTTATAGTTAACTTACCTGCTGTTGATAAGTTTTATGGTGAGGAGGTCAGGGGTTGTTTAACATGTCCTGAGGGCTATGAGCTAGTAGGTAGTGATATGGCTGCACTAGAGGACAGAACAAAGCAACACTATATGTTTCCACATGACCCAGATTATGTAGCTAAGATGATGGAGGAAGGTTACTGTCCTCACGTTGATATAGCTGTACTGGCAGGTTACTTAACTAAAGAGGAGGAGGTAAGGCATAAGACTGGAGAATTCTTAGATAATCAGGATAAAGTTTACATTAAAGGTGGACGTAAGAAGGCAAAACCTGTAAACTACGGTGGAGTATATGGACAAAAACCTAAGGGGTTAGCCAAAGAGACTGGTATGCCATTAGGTCAGGCCAAGAAGTTATACGATATCTATTGGGAACGTAACTGGTCCGTAGAGGTTATAGCAGCAGAACAAGTTGTTATAAAAGCTAATGGTAAACGTTGGCTTAAGAACCCAGTAAGCGGATTCTTGTACAACCTCAGGACGGATAAGGATAGGTTTAGTACCCTTAACCAAGGTACGGGTGTTTACTGTTTTGATATGTGGGTTAAGGAGGTGAGGAACTCTGGTATGCCTATTATAGGACAGATGCATGATGAGATAATAGGTCTTGTCAAGTTAGGGTGTAGAGACAGAGTTGCTTCTGTTATAAACAATGCAATGATTAAGACAAATAACTTATTACAGCTTGACAGAGAGTTAGACTGTGATGTACAATTCGGTACCACATACGCTGGTATTCATTAACTAAGAGAGAAATATAAATGGCTTTAAACGCACGTAAGATTAAGAGTAAAAGCAAGTTCATCGAGCAACCTACATTAGCAGTGGATAACTACCCTGCACGAGTAGCACAGATTATTGACTTAGGCTTACAGGATGGTGGTGAATGGAAGGGTGATAAGAAACCACCAGTAAATAAAATCTATATCACGTATGAATTGGTTGACGCATTCATGGTTGATAAAGATGGTACTGAGTTAGAAGACAAGCCACTGTGGAAGTCTGAGGACTTGAATCTCCTTAGCCCTGACATGGATATGGCTAAGTGTAACAAGCGTTACAAAGCTATTGACCCTGAAGAAGTCTTTGACTATGACTGGTCACAACTATTAGGGCAACCATGTAGTGTACTTACCATACACAAAGAGAGCAAAGGTAAGACGTATTGTAACGTAGGTAGTGTAACTCCTTATGTTGTAAGTAAGCGTAACCCTGAGCTACCTGAGTTAAAGAATGAGGGCAAGATGTTTACACTAGATGAGCCTGATATGGATGTGTTTAGTGCATTGCCTGAGTGGTTACAAGAACGTATTAAGTCTAACTTAGAGTTCAAGGGTAGCCCTTTAGATAAGATATTAAATGGTGATAGCAATAAGGCTACTGAGTCTGAGCCATTTAAGTCTGCACCTAAAGTTGCATTTAAGGACTTAGACTTTGATGAAGACTTACCTTGGTAGGAGGTTTAAATGTTAACACAAGATAGACTTAAAGAATTGTTTAATTATGACCCCCTCACGGGGGTGGTTACTAGAAAAGTCAAAACGAGTAACAGCACTAAAATTGGAGAGGTGGTCGGTTCTTTAAGCGCTGTTGGCTATTTACATGCAAAGGTGAATAGTAAAAGCTACCGTTTACACAGGTTAGCTTACTTTTATATGACGGGAAATTGGCCTAACATTATTGACCACATTAATGGAGTAAAAAATGATAACAGGTGGGCTAACTTAAGGTCTTGTACTCAACAGCAGAATACATTTAACCAGAAAATTTCATCTAACAACACTTCAGGATTTAAAGGGGTGAGCTGGGTTAGTAAAAGTAAAAAGTGGTATGTAACCGTAGCGGGACATAAGCCTAATGCACATGTTGGGTCTTTTGATTCTCTAGAAGAGGCCGCCAGTGTTGCTAAGAGGGTGCAAGCGGAGGTTCACGGAGTTTACGCTTGTATTAGGCAGGAGAATAGATGTTAGCACTAATTGACGCTGACTTAATCGCATATGAGGCTGCTGCGGCAGCCGATATGGTAGAGGAAGGATACGAGCGTAGAAGTTTCGATTATGTAGTAGACAAGGTAGATGAGACCATAAAGTTTATTACAGAGAACTCTGGTTGTGACTCTTACGAGTTATTCATAACAGGTAAGGGTAACTTCCGTTATGACATAGCAACCATCAAACCTTACAAAGGAAACCGTAAAGATACACCTAAGCCTTTCTACTTAGAGGCCACACGTAAGCTGCTAGAGAGTTATGGTGCTGTAGTGTGTGATGGTATGGAAGCTGATGACATGCTAGCTGTACGTGCCAGAGAGATGGACTACAACGATTGCTGTATATGTAGTAGAGATAAGGACTTACGTATGGTCCCTTGTATGCAATACAGTTGGGAGGTAGGTAGACAACCTGAATGGGGTCCAGAGTTGGTAGATAGGTTAGGAGGATTGCACTTTAGGTTCTCTGAGAAGATACTTAAAAATGGAGAAAAGAGTAATGCAATTAAGAAAGTGTATGGTACTGGGCTTAAGTGGTTTTATGCACAACTTATTATTGGGGACTCTACCGATAACATCGCTGGTCTGGAGGGAAAAGGTGGTGGACTTGTTCATCAAGTACTTGAACCTTGT